ATATTAACTACAAAGGTCAAGTTTTGAAAAATTCAGCCGAGGTGTTCCCAGTGGGCACTGACACGATCAAATCAACGTTGTTTGGTCGGTTGAAACACAACGAGATTGGTGCGGGGTACATTCACTTTCACGCTGAGGCTGGTCAGGAGTACTTCAAGCAAATCACATCGGAACGTCAAATTGTCCGCTACGTCAAGGGTTTCGCCATTCGCGAATGGAAAAAGAAGGCTGGTGATCGCAACGAGGCATTGGACTGCTTTGTGTACAGCTATGCGGCGCTGCACTTCCTGTACATGCGGTTCAACAGGAACACGATCTTTGAGCAATTTGAGCGTGGTATTGCCAATGCAGCAAAAAATGCCAATACAACGCAGAAATTGGCGAAACCGCCAATAGAGTCGCCATACCGCCCGCCTCAGCGTAGACTTCAAAGGCGAGCACAATCATTCGTGACAAGCTGGTGAGCATTCTTGTCCCTGATTTGATTTACGCAGGTGACACTGTCGTTTTTGACGTGCCTGCGTTTAAGGATGCGATTGGCACAAATATCGACAGCGGCACCTACACGATGAAGTGGTACGCCCGCACGAACGTTGCTTCAGAAGGCGCGACGATTACTGGCACTGCTGAAGGCACTGGTTGGCGGATAACAGTTCCAGCGGCAACGACCACTAACTTTGATGCTGGGTTATGGACGTGGCAGGCGATTGCCACCTACAGCACCTTCCAGTACACCGCTGGTCGGGGTCAGTTCACCGTCAAGGCCACCGCCGCGTATACCAGCACGCCTGGTGCATTTGATGATCGCAGCCGCGCCGAGATTGACCTGAGCTACGTTGAAGCGGCCATTCGTACACTGGCACAAGGCGGAATGGTGCAGGAATACACCATTGGTGGTCGCAGCCTGCGCCGATACAAGATTGTTGAATTGCTGCAATTGCGCGACGATCTTAAAAATGAGATTGCAATGGAGCGGAAACGGGAAAAGATCCGCCAAGGTCTTGGTAATCCCGGTCTCGCCAAAGTGAGGTTCACCTGATGGCAATCTTTGGGATTGGTCGTACCACCGCGTTGCGTAAGCAACTGGCTGAAGCGCAAGCGAAGACCTCGTATTTAAAGCGTGCTTATGCCGCTGCGCAAAATAATCGCCTGACATCTGATTGGATCAGTCAGGCCACTTCCGCTGATAGCGAGATTCGCGGCAGTATTCGGATGTTGCGCAACCGCGCACGTCAACTGGTTCGTGATTCTGATTTCGCCAAAGCATCACTGCGGGCAGTCAAGAACAATGTGGTCGGCACCGGCATTCGAATGCAGGCTCAGGTGCGCATGCAGCGTGGTGGGCGCCTTGCCGATGACATTAATCGCCGTATTGAAGAAGAATTTGATCGCTGGACGAGCGCCAAGCGTTGTCATTGCGGCGGCAAGCTGAGCTGGTATGACATCCAGCGCCTGTGCGTCACTTCAGTGTTGGAATCTGGCGAAGTATTCATCCGCTTTGTTAAGCAGTCTTTCGGCAACAGCAAAGTGCCGCTAGGACTGGAAATCATTGAATCTGATTTGCTTGATGATGACTACAACGCCATCGCAAACAACGGCAACGAGATTCGGATGGGGGTGGAGATTGACAAGTGGGGGCGACCTGTTGCCTATCACTTCTTTGATTACCACCCTGGCGATTATCAATTCAGTTACGCCAACAAAGCCGTCAAGAAGCGCATTCGCATTCCGGCTGATGACATCATCCATCTGTATTTGATTGAGCGTCCCGGTCAAACACGTGGTGTTAGCGCGTTTGCTACGGCAATCATGCGTCTTCGTAATTTGTCTGGATACGAAGAAGCCGAGATCGTGGCTGCACGTGCCAGCAGCAGCATGATGGCGTTCGTCAAAACGCCGGATCAGGAATTGTTTGAGGATGGCACGTTTGATCAGGATTCTGTCCTTGACTTTTCACCGGGCAGCATCCGTCGATTGGCACCTGGCGAGGAGATGCAGTTCTTCACGCCCAATCGTCCTGATGATGCATTCACTCCTTTTGTGCAGCAAATGCTGCGAGCTGTGGCTGCTGGGATTGGTTGTTCTTATACGCAAGTCAGCAGCGATTTCTCTCAAAGCAACTACAGCTCTTCACGACTGGAACTGCTTGAAACAAGAACGCATTACAAAACGCTTCAGCAGTATTTAATTGAATCGCTGTGCGAAGAGGTCTACGAGAAGTGGCTTGAGATGGCAGTTATGTCCGGTGCGCTTGATCTGCCGAGCTTTGACTCCAACCCTGAGCGGTACGAAGAGGCCAAGTGGATTGCACCGGCTGCACAGTTCGTTGATCCGCAGAAAGAAGCTGCTGCGTACAAGGAGTTAATCCGCTCCGGCATCATGACGCTTTCGCAAGTCATTGCATTGCACGGCGGTGATTTTGAAGATCAAATGCGTCAACGCCAGCATGAACTTGCCGTGGCTGATGAGCTTGGCGTCGTGCTTGATACAGATCCCTCTCAGGTTTCCAACAATGGCGTAAGTCAGCCTGTTCCTGTGGCACCTACCGAACATCCGGTAGAACATGAGGAAGAGCCTGAACTTGAGGACATTGACTGATGGCAAAGGTTGGTGAGAAAACAATTGACCTGACGCCTACTGAAGGCATGAAGGCTGAAGCGCGTCGTTATCGCGCATGGAAGCAAGAAGGTCGCCCCGGTGGCACCAATGTTGCCGCAACTCGCGCCAGTCAGATTCTTGGCGGTGATGAGTTGAGTCCTGAGACCGTCATCACTATGGCTGCATGGTTTGCCCGCCATGAAGTAGACAAACAGGGCAAGGGATTCCGCCCTGATAGTGATGACTATCCTTCACCGGGTCGCGTAGCATGGGCGGCATGGGGTGGTGACCCTGGTCAAAGCTGGAGCAACATGAAATCCAAAGCCATCAAAAAAGCACGCGAACGCGTCATGGAAGAAATTATTGACGGTCGCCCATATCCGAATGAGCACGCTGCTCGCCTGAAGGATCCGGATCAGTACGACCGCATTCGCCGTGTCAATGATGAATTTGGCGCAGGCATTGACGCGATCTATGGCATCAAGAATGAAACTGCTGAATTGCAAGCCATTCGTTTTGATGCTGATCGCTTTACGCCTAGCGAAGCTCGTGAATGGCTTAGCGATCATGATTATGATCCCATTGAATTTGAAGAGGCCACTGGCGAGCGCAGTGAAGAACGTGCTGCTCCTGATGCGTTAAAAGTTGGCGATTTTGTTGAATGGGATTCCAGTGGTGGCACTGCACGCGGTAAGATCACGCGAATTGCCAAAGATGGTGTAATTGAAGTGCCGGATTCTTCGTTTACGATTAATGCATCTGAGGAAGACCCTGCTGCCTTGATTCGTGTGTACAAAAAAGACGGCGATGGCTATGCAGAAAGCGATACCGTAGTTGGTCATCGTTTTTCCGAGCTGCGCAAGATCGCTGCTCTGCGCTTCCTTGAAGGTCAGATGCTCAAGCGTTCACTCGCCGCTGAATTTCGTTCTAACCCAGAAGATCGGACGCTTGAATTCCCATTTGCGAGCGAGAAACCGGTTGAGCGTTATTACGGCATGGAAGTGCTGAGCATGGATGAAAAGTCCATGGATCTCACACGCCTCAATGATGGCGCTCCTCTTCTTTATCAGCACGATGCAGATCGCATTGTTGGTGTCGTACAAAAGGCATACATCAAAAACAAGCGTGCGTATGCACGTGTGAAACTCGCAAATAATGAGCTTGGTCGTGAAATGCAGGAGTTGATCAAGGATGGAATCATCCGCAATGTCAGCTTTGGCTACAAGATCAATTCAATGGAAGCCGATGAGTCCACTACTCCAGTGACTTATCGTGCTACCAGCTTCCAGCCTTTTGAGATTAGTTTGGTTACCGTGCCTGCTGACGAGTCAGTGGGCATAGGCCGAGCTTTCTCTCATAATGAAGGCACGGAAACGGCCTCAGCCGTACCACCTCAAACCATCGGAGTTCAAACCGTGGATCAAACCCTCAACATTGAGGCTATCCGCGCTGAGGCCGCTCAGGCCAAGGCTAAGGAAGTGGCCGACATGATTGCCCTTGGTCAACGCACCAAGAACATTGAATTGGCTCAGGAGTTTATTTCTAACTCCCGCAGCCTTGATGAATTGCGTTCTGCCCTTCTGGAAAAGATGGGTGTTCAGGAAAAGCCCCTGAATCCGAAGGACGCTGAAATCGGCATGTCTGATAAGGAGAAGCGTGAATTCTCCTTCATCCGTGCCATCAACGCTCTGGCTCACCCCAATAGCCAAGAGGCTCAGCGTGCTGCTGGTTTCGAGCTTGAAGTCAGCCGTGCTGCTCAGCAGAAGTCTGGCAAGGAAGCTCGTGGCATCCTGATCCCCGCCGATGTGCTGGGCTATGGCCGCCGCGATCTGACTGTCGGTTCCGCTTCTGCTGGTGGTGATCTGGTTGCCACCGACCTGATGAGCGAAAGCTTCATCGATCTGCTCCGCAAGGCTCTTGTGCTGCAGACCGCTGGTGCAACCGTGATGACCGGCCTGCAAGGCATGGTGGCTCTGCCCCGTCAATCGGGTGGCGCGACCGTGTATCACGTGGCTGAGTCCAGCAGCATCACCGAATCCCAACTGACCGTGGATCAGGTGACTATGCAGCCCCGGACCATTGGTGCTCTGACCGATTACAGCCGTCGCCTGCTGCTGCAATCCAGCATCGACATCGAGAACCTCGTGCGTCGTGACCTGGCTCAGCAAATCGCCATCGAAGTTGAGAACCAAGCCATCAACGGCACTGGAACCGCTTCGTATCCGCTGGGCTTCCTGAACGTGACCGGTATCAACACTGAGTCCGGCTACAGCGCCTTCACCGATTACGTGAATGCTGAAGCTGCTCTTAGCACTGATAACGCTCTGCTGGGCAGCCTGGGTTACTTGATGAACTCGGCACTGCGTGGCACCCTGAAGACGACTGAAAAGTCTACTTCCGGCACCACCGCCAACTTCATCTACGAAGCCGACAACACCATCAATGGTTACTCGGCTTATGTGTCCAACTCCATGCCGAACAACACTGCGGTGTTTGCTAACTTCAGCGACATCCTGATCGGCTTCTGGAGCGGTCTGGACATCATGGTTGACCCCTACACCGGTTCCGCCTCTGGCACCGTGCGTGTGGTCGCTATGCAGGACTACGACGTGGCCGTCCGTCATCCTGAGTCCATCTGCAAACTGTCCTGATGATTGCGGAGCGGGTAATGCGCATTCAGATGCTGCGCGACACCATTGTTGATCTTAAACCGGTCAAGATTGGTGATTTCGTTGAAACCGATCAAAGATCGGCTCTGCTGTTGATTGGTATTGCGAAAGCCATTCCCGCTCCAATTTCTCAAGAAGTTGTCGTAACGGCTGAAGAGCAGCCAGAATCTGTTCAAAGCAAACCCGCCCCCAAACGGAGAAAGACCAATGATCCACAACCTGGGGTCTAAGACCTACATCGCCAGCCTGCTTGGCGCTGATTCCCGCAACGCTTCTGCTAACGGCACTGGTTTTGACCTGCAAGGGTCTAACGATGCTGAAGGCGAAGCCATTGCCATTCTCGATTCTGAGGCTGGCAGCGGCACCTCTCCTACCCTGAACGTCAAACTTCAGGATTCTGCTGATAACTCTTCCTGGGCTGACATCACCGGCAAGACCTTCACTGAGGTCACCAACGCCGCTGCTGGCTTTGAGAAGATCAGCATCAACACCAATGATGTGCGCCGTTATGTGCGTGCCGTTGGAACACTGGGTGGCACCAGCCCGGTGTTTGTGTATGCCGTTTCGCTGGTTTACAGCAAGAAGTATGGCAACTGATCCTGATGGCGATTTCAGAT